TAATGGTATAGCCATTTTATGCTCCTAATACTAATGATTGGTGAAAGGAGCTTTGCATAAAACTGCCTTTCTGTTGTACTTTCTTATTCGTTGCCATAACGATGTTTCCGTTGTGTGTTACGTTCCCTGAGAATGTTCCTCCTGTTGATGGTACTGCATCACTTGAACTAAATGTATGCTGTGCCTCAATGATTACTACATCATCCTGAGTTAGAGCCGCAAGACCTGTGATTGAGTTACCTGTGGTTGCTGTGAAGTCTGAGTCATGTAAGCGTACACCATTTAAAAACACACTAACCCAACCAACAGTATAATTGATTGTTTTTCCACTTGAATCAGTTGTTATTGAGGTTTCACCGCCAGATGTGGATGTGTAGTAGTATGTCTCTACTCTACCTCGACTTAAGTCATTTCCTATGTACATATTATGTATCTCCTAATCTTGTAAACATAATATAACTTAACCATTCATCTGCATTGCCTAATGCTTTAGCGTTAGTAGAACCACTATTTCGTAATGTCTTAACTTTACAATTAGTAGTAGAAGTAACATCAAAAACAACTGTGCTAGATGCACTATTATGTTCACCATGTGATTCCCCATATCCTATAGCAAGATTAACATAGCTGGAATTATTGGTAGTTCCCTCTAAATTACAAGTAATCCAATCATTGTCATCAGAAGCATGAACACCTAAAAAATAATGAATTTTCCAAAATCCTGTAGAGGGGAAGGTAAATATACCACTTGAATGGGACATTGATGCACTTCCATAATTTGCTAACCCCCTTGTATGAGTATTTGACCAGCCAGTTACAGTCTGTTCACCAGATGTTGCAGAAGTATCTGATGTAAGTCTCCAAGTATCAACAATATTTACAATAGGAAATGTCCCTGCCGTTATCGTTGCATTAGTCAGAGTAGAAGCACCAGCATCACCAATCTGTATGGCATAGTTACTGCCAGATTGATCCTGACCCTGTATTAAAGTTTTGTTGCCTGTTCCTGCGGCACTCTTGATTTTAAAATCTGCCATATCTTATCCTTTCGGGTATTTATCCTTAGTTTGTTTGATAATGGCCTTCCAAGAGTCAATGCCATTATGGTAAATCTCATCTAGTTGATCTGGGATACTTGGGTATTCAGTCTGACGCAATACTTTATAACCGTCTGATGTTGTTTTTAAATATGCATTAGTAATTTCTCTATGTTCTTCTGGAGTTACTGATTTAACCTCTAAATCTGCTTTATCTATTTGAGAATTGTTTTTTAATAAAGTTTCATCATCTGGTTCAATTCCAGAAAAAGCCTCTAAAATTTGGCCTGTAGATTTCTGTAAAATAATCTTCATGACATTGTTCCTAAATAATATACAACATAAGTAAATGCATGAACTCCTGAAGGAGATCCAGTTGCAACCAATGTGTTTGTAAACGAAAATCCGTCTGAATCAAAAGATGTTAAAGCCAGCTTTTGATAATTGGAATCTGTGCCTGAAGTAGAATCACTAGTAGAAGCAAAATAATTACTTAAAACACTTGTTGCTGCATCATTGGGAAATTGAGTACACTGTTGTGTTATTGTTGAACCTACTATTTTAGCTGATCCAAATGAACGTAAAATATTTGAAGTGCTTGCTGTATAATTGACCCAACCTTCCATATAATTACCCTGAAATCCCACACCTGTAACCGATCTTGACCCTGAAGCTAGACCTTGATCCCATTGGTATTGTCCCATTTTTACCTTTATTGCAAGTGCAGGAGTCACAAGTGTAGGGCTATTAAGTGTTGCATTAGCAATAGTAGCCCCAGAGTCTGCCGTTGTGAGAACTGCTCCTCCTGCCTGATCCTGAAGGATTAACTTATTTCCGCTAGTTGCTGTGGGTTTTATTATTAGGTCTGGCATAGTTTAACTCTTTGGATATTTGGTTTTAATTGCTTGTCGTTTCTCTTGTAAGGCAGTCAGGTCATCATCTAGGATTGCGTGAACGCATTCTTGTATAGAGGGGTATTCTGCTTCACGTTTTCTTGCATATTCTTGGGCAGAATAGTTTGTCTCTATCTCTTTAACGCCTTTATCTACTATGTCTTTACTAGGGGGTGTAAATCCTTCAATCCAATTAATCGAATCATAATCTTCCTTACAATGTGTAAACTTATTGGAATAATTTTTATCCAAGTATGTAGCTAAGTGATTACCATATGTTATTTTCATTTTGTACCTTATAAAATTATCCTACTAACCAACCACCAAACCATGATTGGGCTAAAACTCCATCACCATAATATGTTCTTGAACCGCCAGAATGATTTACCACACCAATTTCATCCCCTACTGTACAATGTGAAATTGAATGATTAACAATAGTATCATCTTGATTAATATCTATTCTTGTATTTGAAATAAGTTGACCACTAGTAAAATTTTTTACTCTTGTACACCATTTTTGTGAACCAGCATAATTACTATATGATTGACAAATAAATAAATAATATCCTGTAACTGGACAAGTAAATTTATAAGTAGAAGTATTGAAATTACCCCCATTGTCAAACATTTCACCAGCAGTATCCTCATCGTATGGTATTAATGCATCATGTGATACTGAATTGTTACCACCTGTACAACCGCTTGTAAACATAGGTTTTGCTGGTTGTAATATTCTTCCAGTTGTATCACAAGTAATTGCTGTAGCTGATCCGTCAGAAGATTTTAATGTATTAAGTTTCCCATTAAGTGCAACAGCACTCCCAATTTCCCCAGTCATTCCAGTTAGTGAGGCATTCGGTGTTTGCGAAAGTGTACTGGCCTCAAGACTCCCTCCTTCGCCCTCAATGGTGCGTGTACTTCCATCAGTAGTCAGGATTATGGCATTCCCATCGTCTGATATCTTTGAGAGTATAAGGTTGTCTGTTATATCTAAGTCACCATTAACTACAACTTTATCAGCTAATCTCATGGTGTGTTTATCAATGTTACCTGAGATGTTCATGCTTGCTGGTTGATCAGTAAAGCTAATGTCATCAAGTGATACAGAACCGGGATCTATATCTGCACTTGATAATACTCTTGATCTTGGTGGTGTTCCTAAGTAGGCCATTATGTAATCTCCAGAATGCTCATTACTACATCTAAACTAGATGCGGCTGATGATTTTATTTTTAATAAGTTTCCAGTTTCCATTACGAGCTTTTGGTCACCTCCGATTAAAACAACTGTTGATCCTGATGGAACAGGTATACCCTTGACGATTCTTATATCATTAGTATCTGAGCCAGCATTACTGGAAAGCTGAACATCTACATCTACAGAACTACCAGTTATATTAGAAACTGAGAGTCCAATAACTGTAGTTTGTGTAGAAGCAGCTACAGTATAAGACCCTATTTGAGTTAAGGATGTACCTACTCCTTTTGAAGTTTTATTTTTAAACGTGTTTGCCATAATTATCCTTTAATATCAACCAAGTGCAATCGCCATCGCAACGGCTGCGTTATTAGCTTCTGTTTGAGTTTGAGCCTGTGTTAATCCTATTGCTGACCAACTAGAACCATCATGAACATTAAGTTGATTAGTTGTGGTATTATAGTATAAGTCACCATCATCATTATCAGATCCCGGTGCAGAACTAGCAATCCTGTATTTATTTGCAAAATCTTGGATAGTTGCTAAGTTATTCGCACATGTTTCTAAATCGTCTATTACTCCAGTAGCCGTTAGTGCATTCATGTCAGATACAATATCTGATGTAGCTAACGTATTCAAGTCAGATACTATATCACTTGTTGCTAGAGTATTCATATCAGCGATACAATCAGTCGTAGCAAGTAATGCCATATCAGCAACACAATCAGCAGTACC